TTACGTCAAATCCTCAATTTTTCTCTCGAAGTCCGAGAGAACCGCAGCGTAATTCTCGCCCTCGTCGCTTTCCAGCCGGGAGACAACCTCCTCCTGCTTATTCGGGTACAAATGGGAATACGTCTCAAGCGTGGTCTGGACACTTTCGTGTCCGAGACGCTCGGAAACCAGCAAAGGAGAAAAACCCAACTCGATGAGGAGCGAGGCGTGAGAGTGCCGGAGGTCATGCACGCGGATGCGCTTCACCCCGGAAGCCTTGCAGCCGGCGTCCATTTCATACGTCAAGAAATGCTTCGTGAAATAGAACAGCCTCTCGTGTGGCTCATAGTCAACAAGCCGGTCAGCATAATCACGCACCAGAGCCAGCACAAACCGAGGAACCGAAACCACACGCTCGGACTTCGGCGTCTTCGGAGGATTGATAACCGTTTCACCTTTAACCTGCGCCGCCGTTTTCGTAATTGAGATGCGCGACCTCTCGAAATCAACATCAGCCAGAGTGAGCGCCAGCAATTCACCGGAGCGCATACCAGTCCAGAATAACAACTCGAAAGCCAGCCTTGCAGCTGGTTTTTTTATGCATTCCATAAAGCGCCGGAATTCATCACGCGTCCAGAACTTCATGGCGTCCGCCTTTTTCTTTCCGAAGGGACCGCACACCACTACCGGATTTTTTGTAAGACCGTAGAATCGGATGGCGTAATTCATCACCGCCGACATTTGATTATTAACCGTTTTGAGATACGTGGGAGAATACCCAGCAGGGTCGTCCAGCAGAGTGTTCTGCCAGCGCCGAATCATAGTGGGCGAAATATCACGCACCGGGATAGACCGGAACGTCGGTAAGATTTTACTTTCAAACAGCCACCGCTTATTCTCCACCGTCGTCGCCCGGAGACGAGTGGCACAGTCAGCCATATACAATTCAACCAAGGAGCCGAAGGACATATCGGTACCGCCCGCTTCCTTCCGAAGAAACTCCTGCTCATATTCGAGAGCCTCACGGCGCGTCCGGAAGCCCTCCTTTTTCTTTTGCCGGCGCGTGCCGTCCCAGTCCGTGTACCGGAAAGAGACGTACCACGTGCCGCGTTTTTCATTTTTATAGACAGACACCGGAGCCGCCTCCTTTCCAAAGCACTAACAAAGCACGGTGCCGACACCGTTCAAAAACTGCCTTATTCCTTATACCTTAAACCTTATACCCTTATGCCTCATACCTTAAACCTCAAACGCGCTGCGGTTCCGCAGCACATAATCGCGGACGAACCAATCAAAGAGAACCAGGACAACACCAACGACGCCACCGAGGACCAGGTTCACTACAGCCAGAACGATAAGCCAGACCCTGCGCTGCTCGAAGTAAGGAACCACGGCGGAATTGTGAGCGACGATGTTCTTCACGTTCCGCAGGCAGAGAATCGCATTGATGACATTCCACACGCCTGCAGCCAGAGAAACGACCAGCACACATTGAATCACACCGATAACAAGCCAGGCAACGCTGGAGATAATCTCGCAGCGGCGAACATTCCGAGCCACCGCATCGGGTCCGATGGGTGCAGAAGGACGCGCCCGGCGTTCTGCAGCAGAGGTAACCGTCGCAGAGAACGGCGCCAAGCAGTAAGGACAGCGCACCGTATGCTCCCCCGGAACGTTCGGCATTTCAACCTGGTACCGTCGCCGACAGGAAGGACACACAATATTCAATTTTGACAAAGAACCACCTCAATCCCAAAAGACAAAATACCGCCGCAGCTCACGCTTTAGGCTTTCTTTTTGAAGTCGATGAAGTTATCCCCAGACTTAACTTCATCAAGAGTTTTCAACATTTCGATATACTCCTCTGCCTTTTTACGAGCCTCACCGGAAAGACCCTCCAGCATTTCGTGGGCGTCCGGTTCCGTAACCAGAGCAGGAGCAGCCAGGGACGTGCCGGAAGCAGCGTCGCCGGCATTACCCATAACAGGAGACAGCCCCATGATGTAATCAGCCGAAACATCGTAGAGCTTTATCAATTCAAGAATCGTGTCCGGGTCCGGAGCCGAAGCACCGTTCTCATACCGGGACAAAGACTTGTCGGTAATATTCGTGATTTTCATAACCTGGGCTTGAGTCAAGCCCTTTCTCTCGCGCGCCCTGCGCAGACGTTCGCCAAATGTAAGCATAATACCCTACCTTTCCGAAGCACCGCTTCACTCGATAAACAAGAACATTATAGCACAATTCTCGTTTTTTGAAATAAATTTCTCGGAATTTTAGAAAAAACTATTGACTTCTCAAAAAAAGAGAGTTATAATAGCCATACAATGCAATTCTCGAAAACCGAGAGAAAGGAGGCGCAGAGATGAAGCAAGTACACCAGATGATGCGAGACTTCCGAGAGAAGCGCGGCATCACCCAAACACACGTCGGTAAACAGTCGGGCATTGACCCGAAGCGAATCAGCCAGCTCGAAACAGGACTGGTGAGACTTACCGCCGACGAATTTTTAAAAATTTGCATTGACGGCTTCGGGGTAACACCCCAAAAATTTTTTGACGAGCAACTCTCGAAAAACGAGAACCCCATGCAAGACATCCCCACGGATTGAGAATTGTTGTAATTAAATTATAGCGGAAAGGAGGCAGAAAATATATGCCTAAACAAGCCACGAAAGCCTGCGACAACGCCTTTTATAAAGCACGAATCGCAGCATCATCGTGCAACGACCGACTGGCGAGCCGCGAGGGAGCGTCCGAAGAACTCGGAATCGACCGCACTCGGCTGGCGAGAATCGAACTCGGAAGCCTTAACCCCTACCCGGAGGAAGTCCTAATGATGGCGGACTACTACGACGCGCCGGAACTTGCGAACTTCTACTGCTCGAAAATGTGTCCCCTGGGCAAACGAACGGTACCAGCAGCCGAAGCACAAAACATCGACCGGCTGACAATCCGCATAATTTCCGCCCTTGGAGAAGCGGGCGACATCAAGGAGGCAATTCTTGAGATAGCGGCAGACGGAGTCATAAGCGCAGACGAGAACGAGCGAATCGTTAAAATTTGCAAAGCGCTGGAGCAGATAGAAATAACGGCGCAGGAAATGAAAATATTCGTGAGAAAGAACCTCAAAGGAGGAAAGCAGCATGGATAAGAAAACCACGAACCAGGAGCCGCCAAAATTCCTCCGAGTTACCGAGGTCGCCTCGATGCTCGACTGCAGCGAATCGCACGCATACAAAATCATCCAGAAGCTGAACAAAGAACTCGAAGCCAAAGGTGCCATAACGATAACCGGAAGAATTTCACGGAAGTACCTAATGGAACGGTTATATTGCTAACCGGAAAGGAGAACAAAAAATGCAACAGACACACAGAAGACCAACCAGACGAATAAGGATAAGACCCCTACACGCTTTTATATTTGGATTTGCGGTGGCGGTTATCCTTTGCGGACTTATCACCGCAGCAGGCGGAGCAAGCGACGCCACAGACACCAAGGACACCTTATACATTGCAGCAGCCCAGGGCAACTACGACAGCGGCAACTACAAGGAACCGGAAATCACAAACCTTTTATACACCGAAAGCAAAGAGACCACATGGCAGGAAGCAGCACAGCCCGAAATCGAAATGCTGGCAAAGCTGCTCTGGGGCGAGGCGGACGTTGTAAAATCGACCACACAAAAAGCGGCGGTTATCTGGTGCGTACTCAACAGAGTGGACGCCGAGAACGAATACGGATGCCCAGACACCATCGCCGAAGTGATAACATTTCCCGGACAATTCTCCGGATGGGACGAAGACCACCCCGCAACAGAAGAATACAAGAAACTCGCGGAAGACATCATCGGAAGATGGCTTGCCGAAAAGAACGGAGCCAAGAACGTCGGACGAGTGCTACCTGCGGATTACTTATGGTTCACCGGCGACGGCAAGGTGAACACCTTCACAAACGAATGGAGAGGCGGCGACGTCTGGGACTGGAGCCTGCCTTCACCTTACGAAAACTGAAAGGAGGAAAAACCGGATGCATGACGAGGACCTTATAAGAGAAGAAGCCTGCGGATACCTGGGACGCGAAATCACAGACGCAGAATGGGACGAAGCATACCCTCAAGCCAAAAGGAAGCTCGAATGGATAATCAGCCGCGAAGGCGACGCGGACGGAGAACGCCTCAAGCCTTACTACCTCGGAAAATTGGTAGAGGAAGCAATAAACCAGAACGCCTTCAGCCGCTACTGCGAGGAGCGAAGCAGGCTGACAGCATAGAAAGGAGAACCCATGAAATTATTAAACCTTGCACTAAACAACTTCCAGGGAATCAAAAGCCTGTCCTTTGATTTCCCCGATGGGCGCAGCGCCAGCATTTACGGCGACAACGCGACCGGCAAAACAACGGTTTACAATGCGCTGACCTGGTTGCTTTTCGACAAAGCCAGCACCGCAGCAAAGAACTTCACACCAAAGACCAAAGGACCGGACGGCGACCTTCACCACCTCGACCATAGCGCAGAGGCGGTATTCATGACCGATGCCGGCAGACAGATAACGCTCAAGAAGACCTTCCACGAAACCTACAAAAAGAAACGCGGAAGCGCAACCGAAGAATTCGACGGACACACGGTCGAGTATTCGGTGGACGGCGTACCGGTTAAGGAAAAGGAATTCACAGCAACGGTAACCGCCCTGTGCGGAGGAGACACCGAGAAGCCGAAGATGCTGACGATGCCCGACTACTTCCCGGAACAGTTATCCTGGGACACACGCAGAAAAATCCTCCTTGAGATTTGCGGCGACGTGAGCGACGACGAAATCATCGCCGGAAACCCGGACCTTTCGGAATTGAAGGACTTCCTCCGAATGAACGGAACTGCCGAGCAATACTACACCACGGACGAATACCGAAAGGTAGCAGCCGCAAGACGAACCGAAATCAACAAGCAACTGGTGGAATTGCCTGCCAGAATTGACGAAGCAACACAGGCTATCCCAGACACCACAGGGCTGAACGCCGAAGAAATCGAGGCAAACATCGCAGCCCTTACCAAAAAGAGAGACAGCCTCGCCTCCGAAAAAGCGGAAGCGGCAACCGGAAGCACCGCAACAGCGACGCTCCGCACCCAGATAGCAGAAATCAAGACACAAATCGCAGAAGGCAGAGCCGCACACGCCAAGAGTCAGAGCGACCAAAACGCCGACGTCGATGCCGAAATCCTTCTGGCAAGACGTGAAGCCAACGAGGAACGTCGCAAAGCAGAAGACGCCAAAATCGACATTGACCGCAAGACCGCCGAAAAGGCACGCATTGAAATTCTCCGAAAAGGACTGCTCGAAGAATACGACAGAATCAGCAGAGAGACCTGGGACGAGAGCCAGACCATCTGCCCGACCTGCAGCCAGAGACTGCCGGAGGACAAAGTCGAAGCGATGCGCGAGGAATTCAACCTCCGCAAGAGCAGAAAACTCGAAGAAATCAACCGCAGAGGCAAGACCGAAGCGAGCAAGACGGTAATCGAAGCGCTGGCAACGGAAATCGCAGACCTGCAGCAGAAAAAGGAAACGGCAGAGAGCCTGCAGAAGGCGGCTGAAATGAGAGCCGAACGCCTCGCAGAAAAGCGAATCACACCGACGCCATACGAAAGCACCGAACAATATGCCCGCTTGACCGCCCAGATTGCCGAAATCGAGGCGAAAATTGCAGACGAAGGAAAATGCACGACCGAAGCAGTCGGAGCCGTAGAAGCCAAAATAAGAGCCACAGACGACGCCATCCGAGAGGAACGCGACAAGCAGATGCAGCTCACAATGGCGGAGAACCAGCAGCGCCGAATCGGCGAACTTGAAAAACAGGAGAAACGCCTCGCTGCAGAGTTTGAGGAATTGGAAAAAGGCTTGTACCTTTGCGACCTTTTCACCAAGGCGAAGGTCAGCGCCCTCACAGAACGCATCAACGGAAAATTCAAAAGCGTACGCTTCCGACTTTTCGTGGAACAACTCAACGGCGGCTTAAAAGAAGACTGCGAGGTAATGATACCGAGAGCCAACGGCGACCTGGTACCTTACACATTCGCAAACAACGCAGCCAGAATCAACGCCGGATTGGAAATCATCAACACCCTGGCGGAGCATTGGGACATCCGAATGCCGGTATTCATTGACAACGCCGAGAGTGTAACACGCCTCACAGAGAGCGACACCCAGACAATCCGCCTGGTGGTAAGCGAAGCAGACAAGAAGCTGCGCCTGGAGGTGGAAGACAATGCTGATATTCCCGATTAAAAAGACCTGGTTCGACTTGATAGACCGAGGCGTAAAGAAGGAGGAATACCGAGACGACACGCCATACTACCGTTCAAGGCTCGGACCGTTCGTAGGAAGCGAGATAGAATGCAACCTACGAAACGGATACTCGGCGACATCGCCGACACTTCAAATCAAAGCCAGAGTAGAAAAAAGAACCGGCAACCCAGACTGGGGAGCCGAACCCGGCAAGGTTTACTTCACACTTGTAATCCTTGAGAAACGACGAGTCGAGCCGGAAACATTCATAATCAAAGCCCGCAGGTGCAAACGCTGCGGAGGACTACTGACCAGCAAGCAAGCGGTCGAAGATGGGTACGGACACGTGTGCAAGATGAAGACACGCGCGGAGGAAAGAGCCGCAGAACCGGACCCGAACCAACTAACGCTTTTTGACGCCCTCGGATACGAGGCGCCGGAAGAATAAAAAATAATTTAATACTGGAGGAAACAAACATGGCAACAGCGAAAAACGAAATCGCAACAACCACACAACCCGGAGCGCTTGAGGCTCCGAAGACCGAGCAGCTCGCAACCAGCGAGAAATTCACAAACAAGGTACTGAAGGAATTCGGCGGCAGCGTCGCCGGAGCCTTGCAGGTAACCGACTACCAGAGAACGCTCATCCAGGGCTACTTCATTGTAATCGACAGAGCGCTGAAAGCAGCCGAGGAAGAACGCCTTCGCAAGAACGCAAACAACAAGGACCACAAATACGACAACGACCTACCGGTCAACTGGAACACCGTCAACCTTAACGACCTCGCCCTTGACCTGGTACATTATGCAAGAATGGGGCTGGACATGACGCAGGACAATATGCTCTTCCCAATTCCATACAAGAACAACAAGCGCAACATTTACGACGTAACCCTTATGGAAGGATACAACGGAATCCGATACATCGCAGAAAAATACGCGGTCGAGGTTCCGACAGCCGTAACAATCGAGGTCGTGTACAGCACGGACACCTTCAAGCCCATTAAGAAGGGCAAGGACAATCGCGTAGAGAATTACGAATTTGAAATCAATAACGCCTTTGACAGAGGCACCATCGTCGGCGGTTTCGCTTACCTCGAATTTGCAGACCCGACCAAGAACGAACTCATCATCATGTCGATGCACGACATCGAGAAGCGCAAGCCGGCATACGCAAGCGCAAACTTCTGGGGCGGCAAGCAGAAGGTATGGGAGAACGGCAAGCAGGTAGAAACCGAGACAGAAGGATGGCTCGACGAAATGGTCCGCAAGACCATCATCCGCGAAGCCTTCAGCGCAAAGCACCTGCCGAGAGACCCGAAGAAGGTTGACGACAACTACCAATACATGAAGATGCGCGAGGCTCGATACGCCGAAATTGAAGCACAGGCAGAAATCGCAGCGAACGCAAACGCAACCCTAATCGACACCACGGAACCTGCAGCACTTCCCACAGGCAAAGCGACAATCGAAGGCGCGGCGGTGGACGTTGACACAGACACAGGCGAAGTAATTCCCGCCGGCAACGCAGCCCCGGCAGTAAATACAACCGCAGGCGGTCCGGACTTTTAATGGAGATTAAGGTCATAGCATCCGGCAGCAGCGGCAACGCTTACCGCATAAGCGACGGCGAAACCGCCCTGCTGCTGGACGCAGGCATACCGCTGAAGGTCATAAAGCAAGCGCTGAACTTTCGAGTGCGTGATATAGCAGGCTGCCTCATCACACACAGCCACGGAGACCACACAAAAGCCGCAGGAGACCTCCTCAAAGCAGGGGTAAACATTTACACCAGCAAAGGAACAATCGACGCCTGCAGGCTCACAGGACACCGCGCAAAGGCGGTCAAGGCGCTGGAAGAATTCAAGGTCGGGACATTTTCAATCCTTCCATTCGACGTCCAGCACGACGCACCAGAGCCGCTGGGCTTCCTGGCAACATCGAGAGCGACCGGCGAAAAATTGCTTTATTTCACAGACACATACTACATCAAGTACAAATTCACAGGACTGACGCACATCATGGGCGAGTGCAACTACTCGATGGACATAATCGAGCAGAGCGTCCGCAACGGCTACATACCGCCGGAGCTGGTACCCAGACTGGTCAAGAGCCACATGAGCCTCGACCACTTCCTCGACCTTTTGAAAGCGAACGACCTGCAGAAAGTAAAACAGATATACCTCCTGCACCTTTCCGGCAATAACAGCGACGCGGAACGTTTCAAGACGGCGGTGCAGAAATTGACCGGCACGGAGGTGTACGTATGCTAACGAAAGGAGGAGACAACGGTGGCGAGAACAAGGAACATAAAACCCGCGTTTTTCGACAACGATACACTCGGAAGCCTTGACCCCCTGGTGAGATTACTGTTCATCGGACTATGGTGCATCGCCGACCGAGAAGGAAGGCTGGAAGACAGACCCAGACGAATCAAGAAAACCCTGCTCGGTTACGACGACGCAACCGCCGAGGAGACAAGTGGAATGCTGCAGCAACTCGCAGACACCGGATTTATTATCCGATACGAAGCCGAAGGCTCGGAATACATCCAAATCGTGAACTTTAGCAAGCACCAGAACCCGAACATGAAGGAAAAAGGCAGCGAGATACCACCCCCGCCCGGTTTTGAAAGCGAAACATACAAAAAGCACAGTACAAGCACAGTACAAGCACAGTGCAACAACAGAGCAGAAACAGGCGGAGACGGTGAAACCCCACCGGCACCTGCAGAACCGGAAGACAAAACCCTGCAGGACAAGCGCTTCGACACCTTCTGGGAGGCATACCCAAACAAAAAAGCCAAACAGAGTGCAAAGAAAGCGTGGAACAAACTCAAACCGACCGCCGACCTTTTCGGAAGAATCATGGCAGCGGTTGACAGACAGAAGCACAGCGTAGACTGGACCAAAGACAACGGAGCCTACATACCGCATCCAGCCACATGGCTGAACGGCGGCAGATGGGACGACGAGATAAAGGAGGTGGCAAACAATGGAGAAACTGGGCAGCTCAATTCTGGCGGCGGCGCTTTCGGTACCACCGACCAGAGAGGACCGAGCAAGAATGGAGTCCCCGCAGGTTTCAAATCCGAATGAGGATGAACCCCAGGAGGAAAAGAAGGACTACCAAATACGCAGCGACATAGCAATAGCGGAAGGCTGGGCGTTCGACAAAGAACCGCCGGAGCCGAAGAAGTGCGAATTCTGCGGCAAGACCTTATACCACCACGGACTCAAAGACCTACTCGGCGCAAGGCGAATATTCCTATGGTTCGAAGAACCGGAACATTGCGACTGCGAACAAGCAAACGAATACTGGCGAGAACAAGCCAGACTGAAGGCTGAAAAAGAGGAAGCCGACCGACGCAAAGCGGAGAGCGACCGAATCAACGCCAAAATCAGCAGGCTCATAAAGGACAGTGGAATGCGCGGACGTTTCACAAACCGAACCTTTGACAAATTCGAAGTGAACGACAACAACCGTAGAGCATACGAAAAATGCAAACGGTACGCCGACAGTTTCCCGATTATGCTACCCACCAAAGACGAACGAGGCAACGTAACCCCACCAAAGAAGGAGCGCAACGGTTTATTTATTACCGGCAGCTACGGCACCGGAAAGACCCACCTCGCCTCCTCGATTGCAAACCAACTCATGCAAGGCGGCACGGCGGTAATTTGCATGACGATGATAGACCTTCTGGCAAAGATAAAAAGCAGCTTCGACAGCGACCAGAACGCCACCGAGGCGGAAATAATGAAACTTTACGAGGAAATCCCCCTTCTCATTATTGACGACATCGGAAGCGAGCAGCCGACCGAATGGGGCAGCACCAGAATATACTCCATCATCAACGCGAGATACGAAGCCTATATGCCGACCATCGTAACCACCAACTACACCGGAGACGAACTCATCCGAAGAATGACACCGACCTACGGCGGCAAACTCGGAGACACCAGGAACGCCGAGAAAACACTCGACCGCCTGCGCGAGATGTGCATGGGGATGGAGATGTACTGGGAAAGCTGGAGGACGAAATAATGGGAAGCGGAAAGAAGTGGAGCAAAGAGGACCTCGAATACCTCGAAAACTCATGGGGATATGTTTCAATACCGAGCATAGCAAAGCACCTGGGAAGAAGTGTCAACGGAATCAAACTGAAAGCCGGACGCATCGGACTGGGAAGGCATCTGCACAGCGGCGAGAAAATCACCCTGCTGGCGTTTTGCGAAGCCATCGGCAAGAAGAACAGCTACAGCTGGATAAAGGACAGATGGGTACGCCTCGGACTTCCGGTGCGATACCAGAAGACCATCAGCAAGCGCTACGCAATGATTGACATTGACGAATTCTGGGTATGGGCGGAGCAACACAAAGACTTGATAGACTTCTCCGCTTTCACAGAGGGAACCTTCGGCAAAGAGCCGGACTGGGTAGCCGCAGCAAGGCACGCATCCTGGCTCGGAAAAATGAAGAAAACACCTTGGACGCCCGGAGAGGACAAACGCCTCGAAGATATGCTCAAGAGATACACGTACACCTTCGATGATTTGTGCCGCGAGCTGAACCGCACAGAAGGAGCCATCAAGCGCCGAATCATAACGCTGGGCTTACCTTACCGACCAGTGAGGCATTACGACAAACAATGGACCGATGAGGAAGTCGAAACGCTTCTCAAGATGAGAGCAGAAGGACATTGCTGGGAGGAAATCGGACGCGCCCTTCACCGTTCTGGCAGCGCGACCAGAGGAAAGTACGAACGCCTGCAGAACCCCGAATATTGCAAACGATACTACCGCAGGCAGCGAGAAGCCCTGCGCGAGTATTTCCAAAAGGACCAATGCATCCATTACACAAAGACGGAGGGGTGCCGCATGGGAAAAACCGACTGCGACGCCTGCACACACTTTATACGACGCCAGCCAGGAGAACCGGTGGACACAGGCTGGACATCGATACGCGAAATCACACCGGAACAAATACTTCAAAAAAGAGCAGGAGGATAAGCAATGCTTACACTTACCAAGAAAATCACAGAAGAAACCACGTGGGACACTATCCAAAAAGACGTTGACGAAGGAAAAGCCGGAGAATACCAACTCGGCACGGTACTCACCACAACGCTGAAGGACGGCAGGCAGATGCCATACGTCCTGGTAGCAGCCAACCATTACCAGCAGGATGAACTTATATTCATAAACATGATAAACTACGGCGACCATTGCATGAACAAAAGAGCCACCAACAAGGGTGGCTGGAATAAGAGTGAGATGCGCAGACACGCGAACGAAGACATCCTCGCCCTTTTGCCGGACGACATGGCAGCGGTCATAGCACCAAGAACAATAATCGAAGTCGAGAACGACGGAACGAAGGTGGAAAGCACCGACAAACTCTGGGGACTTTCAACGATGGAGGTCGGCGGAGATTGGTACTGGGATAACGACAACGGCGAAGATAAACAATTCCCATACCTCAAGGACAGAGCAAACCGCATCCTTCGAGACGTGGACGGCAAAGCCGTCACGGGCTGGTGGGAGCGCAGTCCGTATCGCGGCAGTTCGTACGGCTTCTACGGTGTCCACACCAGCGGCCGTCCGAACGGCAGCGGCAGCGCGTACTACGCCATTGGCGTGTGCCTCGGCTTCGCAATCCGCCGCAGGCAGAATCAAGAATAATCAGTCGCCCTTTATGGGCGAATAACATCACAACACAAGGAGGAAAAAAGACATGGCAAAGAGAAACTGCAGAATGACTGAAGCCGAACGCGCCATCCACGACAGAGCCGTGAGCCTGCGCAAGATGACCGACCAGCAACTCTGCGACACGGTAGACCGCCAGCACAGCCTCGGCATTGACGAAGGCATCCGAATCGCCGGCGAAAACGCCAAGAAAAGCACCGACGAAAAAGCGGTGGTCGAACGCTTCATCGATTACCTCGAAGGCAAGGTCGGAAGCGGCAACGGACTCGGAGGCGGTTCGATTTACCGCTTGAAGAAAGAACTCACCAACGCCTGCGCCGATGGAATCATCGGAGGTGCGGAATGAGCGTAAAACTTTACCTACGAGACAACACGGACGGAACCGTCCACGAATATGGCAGCAACCCGCACGACTGCCTGGAACTTAACGAAGACGGCAGCCTTCACTACCAGAACCTGCAGAACTGCACCGGAACCAGATACCCGGAGGAAGGATACTCATTCGTAACCGTAAGCGGAAAACCACCGGAAGACTGCGAAGGAGAGCGCATCGTCGACATTGGAGGCGAAAGCACCGGCGTAAATTGCTACAAATGCAAATACAGGAACCGCAAGCAGAAATGCAACTGCTGCAAGCGCAACCCAAACCTCAAGGACTGCTATGCGCTTGATTTGAAGGCGGTGCGACGATGAAGAACCACAGCCAAGCCAACAGAGGTAAACCCTTCGAGGATTTCCTCAAATACGTACACCAGCGCTACCAGCACGAAGGAACCGCCTGCGTCCACAAAGTCCCTACGGAATTTATACCCCTTCGGGGCTATGACGGAAAGATTGTGAACTGCAAGGTTGAAGAAAAGAGCTGCGTAGATTACCTCGGACGCTTCCGAAGCGTTCCGGTAGCCGTTGAAGCGAAGCACGAAGAAGGAACAAGAATCTCCTTCTCTCGCGTAGAGCCGCACCAGGCAGAATACATGGACGACTACACCAAAGACCCCGGAGCCGCAGGCATCGTGGTTGTGAGCTTCAGCCTCCGCCGATTTTTCGCGGTTCCCTGGGTATTTTGGAAAGCAGCCAGGGACGCATGGGCGGAGAAACCAAACCCCAAAAGCACCAAATGCGAACGCCGAAAGGTAAACGCATACGGCTGGGAATGGGAAACGCCTGGAATGGCGAGCGCTTCACCCGAACAATTCCACCCAGACTGGGAAATCAAAACCGGCGGCACCACAGGGCTGCCTTACCTTAACATCATAGACCGAATGAAAGGAGGACACGCAGAATGAAAATCGTGCTTCAAATTATTTTAATCGCTTTTGCAATTTTGTATTTTGGAGGAGCCATCGGCGCCAAGACCCAGCAGGAACGCTTCTTCTACTTCGGAGCCGGCACACTCCTCGCCGTAGCATTGGGCGTATCAATCGCCCTACTTTGAGAGGAGGAATATCATGGCAGACCAAAGAGAAGACAAAGTCATAGCCGGAGCCTTCGACTATGAGAAAATATCGAAAGCGGTGCGCAGGCTTCCGATGATTTCGATTTACAACCACCCGGACGACTACCCGGACAAATACGTAGCAAGGGTATGGGACGCAAACGAACCGACCCGCTTCATAACGCTGGCGGACACGCTGGAAGAAATCCGCGCAACCATTCCGCCGAACATGACCAGACTCAACCGAATGCAAGGAGATGACCCCTGCATTGTTGAGGTTTACATTTAACGAAAAGGAGAATCACCATGAAACTGAATAAGAGAAAAACAAGACCCGCAGGCATCCTCAAGAGAATCAAGGCGAAATTTCGCGAAGAACCCGGAACGCCGACAGGCTTCTACCCTCGCAAACTCGCTCGCAGCGTAGCCAAGGCGAATATGGCGAGAGCCGGAGTGCAGCACATCAATCGCAACTTTTCGCTTAACTGGCGAAACTGGGTACACAGATAAGGAGGACAAAAACATGGAGCAACTAAAAACCATACAAAAGAGACATAACTTACACCAAGTATTCAAAGGCGACGAACCTGGAGCCGGCGGCGCTTGCCACAAATACATCATCCGTCAAGATAAATTCTGCCCACACGAAGAAGTCGTGGTCGCTGAAATTCAATTCCAGCATGGACCCAGAGGCGAGGAAGGCAGCGTGAGAGGAATTCTCGATGTTGACCTTTTGGAAATTGTGCGCGACCGTTTGAAAGCCTTCCAGCAGGGAGAATTTGCAACCAGAGAGAACGCCTGCGCCCTCACACACATAGAGGAAGCGCTCATGTGGATGAACAAGCGCGTCGAAGACAGAGCAGAAAGAGGCGTCCTCGGCACCAACAACAAGTAAGGAGGAGAAAAAATGCGACTTTTTAGTACGGAACAGATAAGCAAATACCACCCGGACAAATACGCGGACCAAATCAGCGACGCAGTCCTCGACGCTTGCCTCAACAAAGACCCGAACAGCCGCGTAGCCTGCGAGGTTATGGTAAAGGGCGAAGCGGTAATCCTTGCTGGCGAAATCACCACGACCGCGCAGCCAAACTACGCCGAAATTGTGCAGAACGTGGCGAGAAAACTCGGATACAGAGCAAGCAACATCATCACATACATAGACCAGCAGTCGCCCGAAATTGCCGGAGGCATTGAGAACGGCGGAGCTGGAGACCAGGGAATGATGTACGGATACGCCTGCAGCGAAACGGAAAGCCTCCTCCCTTATGGTTTTGACCTTGCGAATCGCATAATCAAAGCCATTGAGGACGACACCAGGGACAACCCAGACACGCCGTTCAAAGGCGACGCCAAGTGCCAGGTTACCGTTGACCTCGACGAGCCGAACCTCCCGGAGAGCGTGAAGAAAATCGTCGTCAGCGCCTGCCATAAAGAAGAATTCATCGTCGAGGCGGTGCGACACATGATACACGAAATCCTATGGAACCTCGGAATCGACACACATAAGGTCGAGGTAATCGCAAACCCGGCGGGAGCCTGGACCATCGGAGGACCGACCGCAGACTGCGGACTGACAGGCAGAAAAATCGTGTGCGACCAATACGGCGGATATTGCCCGGTCGGAGGCGGAGCCTTCTCCGGAAAAGACCCTTCGAAGGTTGACCGCAGCGGCGCATACATGGCACGCAAAATCGCCTGCGACCTTTTGAAGAAATACGAACTACGCTGGTGCGAAATTCAAATCGCATACGCCATCGGCGTAGCGGAGCCTGTGAGCGTAACGGTCAAGAGCGACGTAATCGGCGACTTCAACGCCAAAGCAGCGGAATGGGTAAAGGAAAACTACGACCTCACACCAGGAGGCATCATAGCAGCACTAAACCTGCACCGTGAAAGATACGAGACGCTGGCAGAAGGATGCCACTACCGCCCTGGCGGTATAATCCGATGAAGACAGAACTCACCAGAGAAATCGAGCAGGCGGTCAAGGACTGGAGACCGGACAGAATCGGGGACGTTAAGGTGAACAAATTCCGGGCGCAACACACAGCACTCGAAGTCCCGGTGGACTGCGGAACCACATCCGGCGGAATCATTGACGCGGTGAGAATTTCGGAATATTTCGGCGACGTCGAATACCGAAACATCTGCAGACCGGCAAAATGGCGAAAAGACGGACTGCGACCGACAATCCTCTGCCCGAAGGGCAAGGACATGACCGGCAAGCTCGACCTTTACTGCGACGAGAAGTCCTGCAGGCTCAACGGCGTAAGCAAAGACGGAACACCGAAAATCCTGCTGACCTGCATCGAGATAAAGGTAACGAAGGCAGACTTCAAAAGCGAACACGGTCACAACTTCATCGGCAATTTGAACTTTTACGCCGTGCCGGAGGAATTATTCAAAGAGATAGAGCCTCTGGTGCCGGAAGGCATCGGAATCCTGGTGTACCTCCACAAAGGCGTTTATAAGGGGCTGCGCACCAAGCGCCGCCCCGTCTTCCGAGAAATGACGGACGGCGACCAAAAGTGGCTCATCCTTTCCGCATTCAAACGAGTGCGAGACATGGACCGAGCGCACTACATCGAAATGCTACAAAGAAAACCCACAGATTACTTCTAAAGGAGGTACACGAAATGATGAACAAAAGCCCGATAGACTGGTGCGACTTCACCTGGAACCCGGTCACCGGATGCCGCCACACCTGCGAATATTGCTACGCCAGGAAGATAGCAAAGCGCTTCTGCGGCGACGTTAGAATCAACAGAGGCAGCGACCAGGTCGAATTTGACGCACCGAGAAACCTCTACACCCTACGCGGACCGTTCCGCGACGAAACCGGAGCGCTCCTTCAATTCCCCCTCGGATTTGAACCGACGCTTCACGAATACCGACTCCAACAGCCGAGAGACAAAAAGAAACCGGCGAACATTTTCGTCTGCAGCATGGCGGACCTTTTCGGAGACTGGGTACCGGACGAATGGATAGACCGAGTATTTGACGCCTGCGCAGCGGCGCCGTGGCACAATTACCTCTTCCTTACGAAGAACCCGCAGCGCCTCGTTGACCTGGGCAAAGCCGGCAGGCTGCCCATGGGCGACAACTACTGGTACGGAACCACGATAACCAGACAGGAGCAGACATTCTTCTCCTCCACCCTGCATAACTGCTTTTTATCAATCGAACCCCTGCAGGCGCCATTTGAAGTCAGCGAAATCCCAAACATTAAGTGGATAATCACCGGCGCCGAAACAGGAAACCGCAGAGGCAGAGTGAAGCCAGAGCGAGAATGGGTGAAAAACATCATCCAGACCGCCAGAGTAAACGGAGCCGCAGTCCTCATCAAAGACAGCGACACGATGCGCGAAGTTTGCGACTGCGAAATCCTTACTCAAGAATTCCCTCCGCAGCTGCAGAGAGAAGACAAACCGATACCCCGATGCAGCGAATGCGCAGACTGCACCAGCGAGCAGGTCGGAAAGCGAGGACTCCACCGCACCTGCCAGAGAAAAAAGACAGGCATCCCGGCACGATACGCAAGAACATCGCCGCCCTGGTGTCCGGAAAGGAGCAACGAATGAGCAGAAACCCATATCCGATAGAATTCTGCGGCAACTGCAGAACAGGACAACACACCAAAGACCTCAACTCCGCATCTTGCGACCAGTACGCACCCGGCGAGCAGCGCCGGTGTGCAGGCTGGCAACCCGGACATTTCATCCGAACCGAGCGCGTCGTTTACATTTGCAGCCCACTCAAAGGTGACAAAATCGGACCGCTTGAGGAGATAATCAAGAAAAACCTCCGCAAAGCAACCGCATACTGCCGCGCAGCAGTCGCAAGCCACGCCATACCGATATGCCCACATTTGTACTTTTCGCCTTTCCTTGACGACCGCCACCCTTCCGAAAGGAACCTCGGCAGAGAGATGGCGCTGGAACTTTTGAAAAAGTGCGACGAGGTCTGGGTATTCGGAAAGCCCAGCGAAGGAATGAGAGCCGAAATCGAACTGGCGGAACGCCTGCACCTTCCTATCGTTACCATACCGCAGGCAACAATCGAAAAAATAGAACAGGAGGACGAAATCAATGGCAGACATTAACGTATGCATTTACACCGGACGCATCGGCTCCGACATCGAGCTGAAAATGACCGCCGGAAACAACCCAATAGCAGTCGCAACCTTCCCGCTTGCAGTCGAAAGACCAAAAGCAAAAGATGCAGAACGTGGCGAGACTGACTGGCTCGATATGGTAGCCTGGAGAAACACCGCCGAATTTTGCAGCAAATACCTCGGAAAAGGTCGCAAGGTAACCGTCCAGGCAACAGCCAGAACGAGAACCTGGGAGGAAAAAGACACCGGAAAGAAACGCAAAGCCGTAGAATTCCACATAATCGACATTAAACCTGCAGACGCCAAACCGCAAAGCGATACCCAGGCGCCAGGCGTACCGTCATACTCTACCCAGGCAAGCGCAGACTTCGCAGAAGTCGGAAACGACGAAGACCTGCCATTCTAAAATAACACTCGAAGGGAGGAAACAAAATGAACAGCAAAGAGAGCATGGGGAGCGTAGGCGAAAACTACGCAGCGGTAGGGGCGAGGATGCTCGAAATCGCAACGGCACGCGGAATCGAAAAAGGAATCGAGGTAGGCGTCCGCGCGGCGATGGACTACATCACGGAGGAAAAGGAAAAAGCGCGTAAGAGCCGATACGACCGCAGGCTCCACAACACCCGCCTCCTTTTGAAAAACTACCGTTCTTTCAAGAAACACGCCGAAGGCGCAATTTACAACGCAAAGCAGGTCAAAGAGAGCGCCATCGATATACTCGACGGACTGGACGACGCAATGCTGGGCAACGGCAACTACGTCGAAGGCATCAAAAAGAGCCAGCAGCGAACCATCATCATACTACACCACATCGAAGAAATGCTCCGCTTTTACAAGATAAGCGCCGAGCAGTCCGGCAAAGCGGAAGAAACCAGACGCTACCGCACCATAATGGCAATGTATATTGACGATGAAAAATTAACTGCCCAGGAAATCGCGGAGAAAGAGAACGTCGAAGCGCGCACCGTTTACAAAGACATCACAGCAGCCATAAAGCCTATTAGTGCCTTGATTTTCGGAATTGACAGCCTCAAAACTGAATGATGAAAGCACCAAACAAGCACGGTGCAAAAAATGGGCATTTAATCGGCAAAAGAAAAATGATAAAATGATAGCATGGAGGATTGAACGAAATGGCTAAAAAGAAAGTCAAGAACACCTTCATCGGTATCGACTACGAGACCACAGCAACACCGAAAGCGACCACCGCCGACGGTGTGCCGGTCTTTTGCAGCCACGACGAAGTGGCAGACATAACAAAGGTCATACCGAACCCGAAGAACCCGAACCAGCACGACGATAAACAGGTCGCCCTGCTGGGAAGTATTATCGAATCAACAGGCTGGAGACAGCCCATCACAATCAGCAAGAACAGCGGCTTCATCGTAAAAGGACACGGACGCCTAATGGCAGCCATCAAAAAGGGCTGGACGCAGGTGCCGGTTGATTACCAGGAATACGCAAACGACGCCGAAGAATGGGCAGACCTCATAGCCGACAACAGACTGGCGGAACTTTCCACGCTCGACACCGGGCGCCTCGTTGACCTTATCAACGACATGGACACAGGAGAAGCGCCGGTCGAACTTACCGGATACACCGCAGAGGACATCGCGGAAATTATCGCATCGCTTGAAGGAGCCGACGACACGGTGGATGACCAGGCAGACGTAGTCGAGCCAGCTGCCAACGTTCCGATGGCAAAAGCAGGCGACCTCTGGCTCCTCGGACCTCACCGTTTGATATGCGGCAGCGCAACAGACGAGAAGACCATCGAGCAACTGATGAACGGCGAGAAGGCAGACCTTGTCAACACAGACCCGCCGTACGGTGTAAGTTACGAAAGCCAAAGCGGAAAGTTTGACATGATAAAGAACGACGACCTAACCGGCGACGACTTGATGCAGACTCTCCTTATTCCGGCATTCAAGAACTACGCAAAGCACACCAAAGACGACGCAGCCTTTTATATCTGGCACGCGAGCAGCACGCGCCGAGATTTTGAGGACGCAATGACCGCCGCAGGCATCGTCGAAAAGCAATACATAATCTGGGTAAAGACCGCACCGGTTCTCGGACACGCGGACTACCAATGGGCGCACGAACCCTGCTTCTATGCAGAAAAGGCAGGACAGAGCGCACACTTCTACGGCGACCGCGCACAGCGAACCACGTGGAAGGTAGTCCTTCGAGGCGAAGACGGAACGGCAACAGTCCTCTCCGGAGGCGTTGTACTTACCGACGGAGCCGGAAACAAGGTCTACATCGCAGAGAAGCCACCGAAGGGAAAGAAAATCCGCTACATCCGACTTACAGAAGGACGCAGCGTGAGCCTTTACTCTTCCGAGTGCGACCATTCGACAGACACGTGGGAAGTGAGCCGAGAGACAAACACGGAACATCCCACACAGAAGCCTGTCGAGTTAGCAGTCCGAGCCATTGACAACAGCACCGAACCGGGAGACCTCGTCCTCGACTTTTTCGGAGGAAGCGGAAGCACACTCCGAGGCGCAGAGATTACCGGACGACGCTGCTACACAACGGAACTCGACCCACGCTACTGCGACGTAATAATCAACAGCTACGTAAGGCTCACAGGAAACCTCGGCGTAACCTGCGAGAGAGACGGCAAGACATACCAATACACCGAACTCAAGCAAGAAAACGACCTCGCAAACGCGGGGGGGGGGGGTGCTAATTGCCCTACGGAGAGCAGCGCTGACGGCGCGGCGAACCGTTAAGAGAATCGCGCAAGCGATACGCCGAAAACTGAATAAATCAAATTAAAGGCAGGCTGGAAACGGTCTGCCTTTTGCTATTGCACAGAAAGGAGGACGCAGAATGGCGACCACAGACGCAAAAAAAGGCACAGGAGCCGCGAAAGGCACAAAGGCGAAGAAAGATACCACCTCAACCAAAAACGCGCCCAAAAAGCCACGTAAAGCCCCAAAACCAAAACCAGAGATGCCAGAGAACATCTGGGAAATGCTCCCGGACGAAAACAGCGAACAATATGCCAAGTTTGCAGCATACAGAGACATGGCATACCAGGGCGCACCGGAAACGGTGAATGACAAAGGAATCGCAACTTTTGGACGCAGGCTGAAAAAGCGAAGCATTCGCAGACTTGCCGCCGAGATGGGACTATCCGCCCGACCGCTTGAATTGCTATCGGTGAAATTTGACTGGCTAACCCGGTGCGAAGCGTACGACAAGGACATCGACCAGCGCTCACGCCAGGCACAGGAAGAAGCGGTCATAAAGATGCGAGAAGACCACGCGCTGCTGGGGGCGCAGATGATAAGAAAAGCCACAAAGCGTCTCCTTGTTATCCCGGAGGACCAAATATCCGCCGGCGATTTGATAAGGCTCGCAGACGTCGGGGTAAAAATCGAGAGGTTAAGTCGAGGCGAAAGCACCGAGAACCAGAACGTCAGCGGAACGCTGGCACACCAGGGAACGGTGAAGGTTTCCGTCGAAACGCAAGCCAACCTAAAAGACCTCTCGGACGAGGAGCTGGCACAGCTTGAACAATTACTGGGAAAAATACATCCAAAGTCCGGCGTTTGATGCCGGCGCCCTGCAGCACGCCATACAGCGAGAGCGAGCAGAGCGAAGCCTTGACGCATTCATTCAGCAGGCGTGGAGCGTTATCGAGCCAGGAACCACCTACATAGACAACTGGCACATCGGTCTCATAGCCGAACACCTGCAGGCAGTCAACGACGGAGAACTCCGCCGCTTGATTATAAACATACCACCCCGACACATGAAATCCATCGAAGCCACCGTCTGCTACCCAGCGTGGACGTGGACAAAGCGACCGGAGAAGCGCTTCATCAAAGTATCGTACAGCGACAGCCTCTCCCGAAAGCACAACATCCTATCGAGAGACATCATCCGAAGTCCGTGGTACCAGGAGAACTGGGGCGACCGTTTCACTTTGAAGGAAGACGTGAACCGCCAGAACGAATTCGAGAACAACCATCACGGAATGATGTACTCCACATCCGTCGGCGGTGCGATTACCGGTAACGGTGCGGACGTTATCATCATTGACGACCCGCAGAACCCACTCATGGCGAACAGCGAGACGGAGAGACAGAACAGTATCGACTTCTTCAAAAACACGCTGCAGACCCGACTAAACGACCCGAAGACCGGCGCATTTATCATCATAATGCAGAGGCTCCACGAAAACGACCTCACCGGATACATTCTCTCGGAACAACTCGGATACACCCACCTGTGCCTCCCGGCAGAAGCGCCAGAGCGCACAATTATAACCTTCCCCAAATCCGGACAGCAAATCATCCGGGAGGAAGGCGATATATTGAACCCGCAAAGGTTCGACAACGAAGTCCTCGCAGGACTTAAAAAGAGCATGGGAAGCCTGCAATACGCGGGACAATTCCAGCAGGTACCGGCACCGGCAGAAGGTGTCATATTCAAGCGAGAATGGCTGCAGTCCTTCTACAAGGACGGAGCTGCGCCAACCACGACCGACATCCAGTCGTGGGATATGGCATTCACAAAGAGTGAAGGCTCGGCAAAGGTCGCAGGCTTCGTCATGGGACGCAAGGGCGCCGACATTTACATCAAGGACCTGGTAAACGACAAGATGACCTTCACGGAATCGGTGGCAGCGGTGCGAACCCTGTCGGGCAAATGGACCAGAGCCAGAGCGAAGGTCGTCGAGAACAAGGCGAACGGACCCGCCATCGTTGACCTTTTGAAGAAGGAAATACCCGGAATGGTTGAATTTAACCCAAAAGGAAGCAAGGAAGAACGTGCAATAAGCGTAACGCCTTACTTTGAAGCCGGCAATATTCACTTCCCAGACCCGAAAACGCATCCGTGGGTCCACGATTTAATCAAAGACCTTTTGATATTCCCGAAGGGAACCTTCAAGGACACCACAGACGCCCTGGTTCAAGGTATTTTATACTTGATGGACAAACCGACAACGTCCGGACCGCCAACGTCCACAGCGCTGACAAAAAGCAGTTACTGGCGCGGAAAATAAGGCGAACATCATACAAGCACCGTGCAAGCATTATAAAAGCACACAACAAAAATTGCCTTAAACCTTAAACCTTAAACCTTAAACCGATTACCGATATACCTCAAACCTTACAAAAGGCAGACAGCACCCTATCGGGTGCATTTGCATACAAACCCGAAAGAAAGGAGGACACAATCCAATGGGCAATACCCTAAAAGAACTCGGTCGCCTCGGACAGAAACGATACGGCGGCTTTTTTTACGAAGAATTCCTCAAGGAATTACAAGGCAAGCGCGGAATCGCGGTCTATAAGGAGATGAGCGAGAACGACGACACCATCGGCGCAATACTCTTCTCCATCGAAATGCTAATCCGCCAAGTTTCGTGGGACGTGCAAGCCGGAGGAACGGAAGCAGCAGACGAAGAAGCGAAGGACTTCATTCTGTCGTGCATGGACGACATGAGCGACACCTGGAGCGACACCATCAGCGAAATTCTCTCCTTCCTCACTTACGGATGGAGCGCACACGAAATCGTCTACAAGCGCAGATGCGGAAAGAACAGAGACCTTCGCCTCCGCAGCAAGTACACCGACGGACTGATAGGCTGGCAGAAGTTACCCATCCGAAGCCAGGACACCCTATACGAATGGCAGTACGACGACAACGACAACATTCGAGGCATCATACAGAACCCGCCTCCCGATTTCGGATTTATCGAAATACCGGTCGAGAAGCTCCTGCTTTTCAAGACCAAGAGCCGCAAGGGCAACCCGGAAGGGCGCTCAATTCTCCGCAACGCGTACCGAGACTGGTACTTCAAGCGCAGAATACAGGAAATCGAAGGCATAGGCATCGAAAGAGACCTCGCCGGCTTCCCTGTTTTGACCGCACCCGAAGGGCTGGACATTTGGAACGCCGAGGACCCGGAAATGGTGGCAATTAAGAACGCCGCCGAAGCCATAGTGCAGAACGTGCGCCGCGACAGCCTCGAAGGACTGGTCGTGCCGAACGGATGGGAGATGAAACTACTCTCAACCGGAGGACAGCGCCAATTTGATACCGGCAAGATTATCGAAAGATACGACAGCCGAATGGCAATGACCTGCATGGCAGACTTCATCCTTCTGGGACACCAGAACGTCGGCAGCTTCGCTCTTTCAAGCGACAAAACGAAGATGTTCAGCATGGCAATAGGCGCATACCTCGATATTATCTGCGAAGTTTTCAACAACCAGGCAATACCGGCACTTATTGACATAAACGGCGACCACTTCTCCGGAATCACAGACTACCCGCAGCTGACCCACGGCGACGTGGAAGACGCGGACCTCGAAAAACTCGGCGATTACATCAGCAAGATGATAACCTGCGGAGCATTGGTACCGGACGAAGGGCTGGAAGACTTCGTAAGAGAGCAGGCAGGAATGCCGGAACGTCTCGAAGACTGGGACGACGCCGAAGACACATCCGCCAGCAACGGAGGAACAGACACAAACGGCAACCAACAGAACGCCACAACTACACCGCCCACCGACGAACCGCCAGACGGTACCGTCGGAGGCACAGCAGCCGAGGACGCAAAAGACCTCGAAAAAGCCAGAGCCGCACGACAACGGCTGGGGAGGCGAGACGGATGATGAAGCATACACGCAAACCACAACGGCTGGTAAAAGCCAAGACGAAGGCGCAGTATAATGCCCTTCACCGTCTCAATTCCTTTATTAACCGCAACAACCGAAAACTGGTGCGTTTTCTTATTTCGACCTGGAAAGACCAGAGCGCAGCAATTACCTACAAGGAACTGCGCGAATCCATCCTCGTCGGAACGCTCACAGAGGAAACCTTCAAAGAGTGGCAGAACGACTACGTCGTATTTTTTAACCGCTACCTCAAGGACATCCTCGCAAACGCAACCACCGCCGGAGGCAAAGAACTCGCGGCAGCACTTCTCTCCGGGAAGGACTTATACAAGCCTATGCTCACTGGCATAGACAACTGGATAACCGTCCACGGAGCCGAATGGATAACCCAGATGTCGGATGAAGCGAAAGAAGCCGTATCGTCAATGATACAGTACACCGCCAAAGGCAATATGACCGTTGACGAACTCGCGAGAGTTATCCGCCCGACCATAGGGCTGACCGAACCGCAGAGCATCGCCAACGTTCGCTTTTATGAAGAAACCAAAAAGCGACTGAAGGAGAAACTCATGGAGGCAAACCCCACCATGAAGGAAACCACAGCCGAGCGCCAGGCGGCAAAGCGTGCGCGTGAATCCGCCCTCCGATATGCCGGAAGGCAACACAGAGAACGCGCCCAAATGATAGCCGAGACGGAACTCGCCTACGCCTACAACAAAGGCGCAGACGATGCAATTCACCAAGCCCAGGACGAAGGACTACTGCCGAGAATGAAAGCAAAATGGAGTACAGCAGCCGATGAAGGCGTGTGCGGCATTTGTGCGGCTCTCGACGGCGTGGAAATCGACCTCGGCGACAGTTTCGACTACAAAGGCAAAGTCCTCTACGGAGGACAGAAGCAAACACCACCGGCACACCCGCGCTGCAGATGCGCGATTTGCTACGTGGAAGCAGACGACTAACACGAAAGGAGCCACAGGTCATGGAACAAGGAACTATCTCCGGAATTTTCAAAATACAGAAGCAAGACGACGACAAGCGTATCGCGTTCGGATGGGCGTACCAATGCAAGACCGCCGACGGAACACAATGCGTAGACCACAGCGGCGACATCGTCGACATTTGCGATATGGAAAAAGCCGCGTACCGTTTCGCCAAACTGTACCGAGACGGAAGCGACAACCACGAACGCGGTGGAATCGGCACAATGATAGAGTCGATGGTATTCACCAAGGAGAAAGCGGCAGCCCTCGGCATTCCCGAAGGAACGATGCCGGAAGGCTGGTGGGTCGGCTTTGAAATAACAGACGACGAAGTCTGGAAAAAGGTCAAAGACGGCACATACAAGATGTTCTCCATTGAAGGAACCGCGCAGCGCGTGGAAATTTAATCGATAGACCGAGGCGCGAGACCACTCCTCGCCCTTTGTTTATAAATCTCGCAGAAAGGAGGTAAAGACGCGATGCAGAAACTCGAAAATCTCGAAATTACAAAGGTGGCATTCGTCGAGGCTGGCGACAACAAGAAGGCGGACGTTCTTCTCTTCAAGAGTAAACCTGCAGAACCAGGCATAGACCCGGCACCTGCAGCAGAACCGCCCGTAATCGAAGCAACAGCCGCAGAAGCGAACGTCATGAAGCGCGTACTGCTTGCCATTGGTAAAGCCTTCGGTTTTGACAAGGCTGAAAGTACGGACCCCGAAGGCACACCGCCTGCGAACAACCCAAATCCTGCCGGCAATGAACCGGCAAACAAATCGAAGAAAGGAGTCGATACAGATATGAAAATCGACAAGAGCAAACTCACAGCAGAGGAACTCGCCCAGTATGAAGCTATCGTAGCAAAGGCTGGCACCGAGGAACCCGCAGCAAACGACCCCGCACCTGCTGGCAATGAGCCTACAGGCACCAACACCGACCCTGCTCCTGCACCTGCAGGTAATGAACCCGCCGGCAACGACGACGGCGATGGCGACATTTACAAGGGTCTCCACCCTGCCGTAGCGGCAGAATTGAAAGCGCTCCGCAAGAGAGCCGACGATGCAGAAGCTCGCGAGCTTGAAGGCGTAGCAAAGAAATACGAAATCCTCGGCAAAAAGCCGGAGGAACTCGCAAAGACTCTCAAGTCCCTCAAGGACGCAGGCGGCACAGCCTACGCTGATATGATTAGCGTTTTGGACTCGTCCCTTGCAGCCGTTGAGAAGTCCGGCACTTTTACCGAAATCGGCAAGTCCGGCTCCGGTACACCCGACGCATGGGCGCAGATTGAGAAGCACGCCGACGAAATCTTGAAGGCTGCTCCTACTATGACCCGCGCACAGGCAATCGACAAAGCGTGCGACCAGCACCCCGACCTCGTAGCGGAATACGAGAAAAACAGATAAGGAGGAACGAATATGTACTTCGGAACAACCATCAATGACACCGCAACTATCGTGGGCAGCGCAACTGCAGCCCTCAAGGATGCGGAATTTCTCGCTGCCAAGTTTGACGCAAACGGCGGCATCGTAAAAGCCAGCGTTGCTGGCGAACACATCCTCGGCTTGCTTCCTGCAGAGCAGGGCAACGTTGAGGCAGGCAACGACGTGACCGTTCAAATCAAGGAATGCGGTCTCTGGAAGGCTGGCGCTGCCGTTGCAGCAGGCGCTGAACTTACCACAGACGCAAACGGTGCGTGCGTAACCGCAACCGCAGGCGACTTCATCGCCGCTGTCGCTCTTGAAGCCGCAGCAGCCGCTGGGGACGTTATCAAGGTTCAAATCATCAAAGCAGGCTACAAGCCCGCTGCTGAATAAGCGAAAGGAGACTAACCCACCATGAAAATGACAAATGCAAGCATCCAGTCCGCCATTGCGAAAGGCTGGAAGCCCAACAATTACCTCACCAATCTGTCGATGGCTCATTTCGCCAACCCGGCAGACTTCGTGGCTACGAAAATCTTCCCGATTTGCCCCGTAGCCCAGAGCGCAAGCTACTACTACAAATTCAGTAAGGCAGACCTTGCTCGCGACAACGTGAGCCGCAAGCCTGCCTTCGGCAAGGTTCAGCCTGCCATTATGGGACAGACTGACGACACATACAAGTGCGAGGTTGACCAGATTATTGTCGGCATCGACCAAATCGGAACCCTCGACTTCCAGAGAAGCCACGCTCCCGGCGTTGCTGACCCTCGTAAAGCAAAGGTTCGCTTCGCAACAGAGCAGATGCTCCTTCACCAGGACATTCTCTTTGCAAAGAACTTCTTCCACGCAGGCGTGTGGGCTAACGAGTACAGCGGCGTAGCCAGCAACCCTGGCGACAAGCAATTCTTGAAGTTTACTGATGCGAACTTCGACCCCGTCGCTTTCTTCGATACTCTCAAGACCAGCATCAAGAAGAACGGCAGACGCACTCCTAACAAACTCGCCCTCGGCGTTGAGGCTTTCAATGCCCTCAAGGTTCACGGCGACATCGTAGAGCGCGTGAAGTACACCGGCAGCAGCGCAAATCCTGCCATCGTAAACGAGAAGGTTCTCGCCGAACTTTTCGGCATCAAGGAAGTCGTAGTGCTTGAATCCACCTACAACGCAGCCGGCATCGGTGGCGAGGACATGGAATTCATCTGCGACCCGAAGGGCGCACTTTTGTGCTACGCAACAGACGCTCCCGCCATTGACGAACCTTCTGCCGGTTACATCTTCACATGGGATATGCTCGGCAACGGTCAGCCTGTGGCTTTCGACCAGTACGAAGGCGAAAAGGGTACTCACAGCGAATTCATCGAAGGCTTGATGTCCAGCGACATGAAGAAGACCTGCGACGACCTCGCAATTTACCTCAAGGACTGCGTATAAGAAGGAGGAACAGAGATGAACAGCTACATCGCACTAAAAGCAACAACGCTCAACGGCGTGGATTACGCCGCAGGCGCGACTATTCCTGCTGACGCTGTTCTCCCTTCCCGCGTTCCGGCTCTTATTAGAACCAAAACCATCGCAAAAGCGGGCGACGTTTCCGAAGACGCCGTAAAAGGCGCAGAAACGCCCCAAATTCACGCAAACGAAGTCGAAGGGGTAGATTTACCCATTAAGACCGAAAACGGCGTGCTGACGCTTTGTGCGAGCCGTGAGGACATCGTGAAAGCGGTGGAAACAATGCAGATGAAAGCAGAAGACGCTATCGAGGCAATAAAAACCATCGAATCGGAAGACGCTCTCATCATCATTGACGCCTGCGACAGCAGAGCAACTGTCAAGAAGGCAGTCAAAGCCAGAGCAGAAGCGCTCCAGGCTGCAGCCGAAGACGAAGACGACAGCAACCAGGGAGACGGAAGTGAGGACGAAACCGCCGGCGAAGGCGGTGAGGAATAATGGCAAGAGCCACCTTCACATACGACCCGACAAAAATCGGGGAATACGGCAAGGACCGTATGCGTTTTGAACTCGGCGACACCATCGTGGAAGGCGAAGGACAGGCGGCGGCACTTTCGGACGAAGAATACGAAGCGGTTATCGCAGCCAACCCCGGCAAGTGGAAGCGTGCGAAGCTGGCTCTCATCGAGAGCATCATGCGACGCTTCTCGTACGAAGTGGACGAAAAGGTCGGTCCCCTTACCCTTTCGCTTCGCCAGCGATATGACAGCTGGAAAGCAATGTACGACCAACTGAAAAAGGAGGTCGCAAATTGCACGGTTCCGAGCGCGAATCCTTCAGCCATTAACGGCGGGCATTACTTCTACGAAGGAATGCACAACAACCCATCCGCCGGAGGCACAGAAAAGCGAGGTGGTCGCCTTGTTTGATAGACCAGGATACAACCGCCCGGAAAATCTCTGGAAGGATTTCACGATTGACAATAAGACCGAAACCACCACCAGCCGAGGCAGAACAAGGGAGAATTATAACGGCAGCGAGCCGGAATTCATCCACGCCATACTCTGCGGAGCCACGCCAGAGCAGAAACTACAGTACAACCAGATGCAGCACCCGATAACCCACGTCATAAGTCATAGGGGCAAACCGAAAGCCAAAGAAGGCGACCGGTTGATGCTCAAAAATCGCGCGTTTTATGTGCAAGGCGTGGACGACCCAGGCGACCAAGGACTCTGGACCCTGTACTACTGCGAGGAAAGGAGTGGCATCCATGACGGAAATCAACTTAAATCAACTGGAAGCTGAAATGCAAGCACGCATTCAGCAAGCCGTGAAGGACACCAACACGCAGGCGAAATCCTGCGCAGTTAGAGCATCAAACGAACTGCGAAACGCTGCGCTGAATGTCCTCCGAGGACAAAGAAGCGGCAGAGTTTACAAAAAACCGCACTCGAAAGCAACCTACACGGCATCGGCACCCGGAGAACCGCCTGCGGTTCGTACCGGAATGCTACGAATGAGCTGGGGTATGAAAGCCACAGGCGACGGCAAAGGAAACTACGCCGCCGGCATTTATACCGACGTACCGTACGCCGAGAAACTCGACGAAGGAACGCCCGGAGGCAAAATCAAACCCAGACCATACAAGGAGAGAATCATAGAGACCGCCAAACCGAAGGTCCTGCAGATTTTCTCCACTTTGAAATGAGAGGAGGAACGCTATGTCGATTTTAACGACCAGCAACAATACCGCTTTTGACAAAAGCAAAATCGCCAAGGGAGACCTCGTAAGAGCGAAATACAAAGGCTGGGACGAAGCAATAAACGGCATCGTCGCCAAGGTGACGGACAGCGAAATCCGCGTCCTCTACATCGGAATAATTCGTAACGTAACGAATTACTTCACCATCAAGGCGGAGGAGGTGCAGGCAGGCGCATGGGAAATCTCATGGAGCCATGACCTCACCCAGACCGAGACGGAGGGCGAGAACAATGACGCTTGAAGACCTTATTTATAGCCGACTGACCCAGAGCGCCGACCTCCAGCGTGCGCTCGCGGCTTACGGTGAGGCGCCGGCGGTTTTTTACATCACGGCGCCAGACGATAAGGCGTCCGGGTGGAACGAGCGAAAGCAATACCCGCGCATCGATTACGTGGTCGACCTGCAGCGCAACCCGGAACGAAAGACAAGCGGCGTCCTCACCCTCAACATTATCTGTGCAGAAGACGGAATGCCGCCGGAGGAGTTAGAGCCTACCGTACGAACGCTCCTCTGCGGCGTATTCCTTCAGCCAGACAATGCCCCGCCCTTTGCTCTTGCATGGGCAAGAAGCGACCCGTTCGACCAGCGCACGGAGAGCGACGGACTTCTGTCCGGAATTACCGTGTCCTTCGACGTGTTCGCCTTCCCCACCCAGACGACGTCGGACCCCGACCCAATTCTGGCGATGAATCACTACATCGAGCAGAACGTGCCGGAAGCGCTCGTCATAGGCGGCAGCAAAGCCATCGAGGGAGAAATCATCCCGACAGCCGAAAGCCCGGCGTTTTATTTCCGTCTGGAAGGAATGAACCTGCAGCGAGAAACGAACACCGTGGCGTGGATGGACGCAGGCATAGCCTGCCACATTTTCGCAAACGGCGAAGAAGTGGCGTGGCTTAAAGCCATCGTGGACGCCCTGGCGCTTGCCGGCGAGGTCATAATGCTGGACGACTCGCCTATGTTCATGAAGAACCTCAAGGCAGACAGCACCCTCGACGCATTATCCATCGGACAGCTTCACATTACCGCCCACTTCGGCATATTGAGAAGACCGTCCTACCAGCACCCTCTGCTCCACGCGAACAGAGAAATCACCAAAGGAGGCGAATGATATGGCAGCAAAAAGAGACATCGAGCAGACCGTAGCACCGGAGCCAGAATACACCGTGCAGGAATTCACGGACGGCGCGGCGGCTGTTTTCGGTGAAGCCGTATCGCCCGACATCGTAAAGACTGCGCTGCGATTGGCGGGCGTAAAGACAACCACAAAGAGCGCAGCAATCAAAATCGTCAAAGAATTTCAGAAAAAGGAGGTTAAGTAACCTATGGCAACTTTTACAGTAGGAGAAAAGAAAGTCCGTCCCGGTGAATATCACCGCTTCGAGAACGCGGGCGGCATCTCCACCGCAGGCGCGAGAAACGGCATCGTAGCCGGTGTAATTCGCGCAAATTGGGGTCCTTTGAACGAGGTCGTAACCTTTGACCCCAGCACCAACGTCAAAGCCGTATACGGCAAAGGCAACACCGAGGACTTAATCACCGAGATGTTCAAAGCCAGCAACAGCAAGGGCTATTTCGTCCGTGTAGGTACCGGCGGCACACTCGGCACAATTACCCTCAAGGACGACGCCACAGACGCCGTAGACGCTGTAAAAATCACAGCGAAGTACGTCGGCGACAGAGCCTTCTCCGCAAGTGTTCGTGATAGCCTCACCAACACCAGCAAGAGAGAGTGCATCATTTACGACGGCAGCGCTGAATTCGAGAAGGTAACCTTCGACAAGGCAGCAGAAGGCGGCGAAGCAGCTGCTCTCGTTGCAGCCTTCGAGGCTTCCGAGAACTTCACAGCAGAAGTCCTCGCAGCAGGCTCCGGCAAACTCGGCGCCGTTACCCAGGCGAACTTCACAGCCGGCACAAATCCGACCGTGGACACAGACGCATACTCCGCAGCGCTTAACGCTTTGGAGGCTTATGCGTTCAACGTTCTTTGTGTTGACACAGAAGAAGTTGCAGTACACGCGCTCGTTGCAACCTTCCTCGACCGAATCTACGCAGCAGGCTCATACCCGACTGCCGTACTTTCCGAGAAGGCATCCAGCGCCAACACCGTAGCCGTGAGAATGGGACACGCCGCAGCGTTCAACAACGCGAAGGTAATCTACGTCCTCAACGGCGCAAAAGACACCAGCGGCAACGTGAAGGAAGGCTACATCAACGCAGCCAGAATCGGCGGCATTATCGCAGCCGTACCTTCCAACCAGTCCGTAACCCATTACGTAGTAAGCGGCTACGCGGAACTTTCCGAAACCCTTACCAACACCCAAATCGAAGCCGCGCTTCTTTCCGGCTGCATCGTACTCACTACGAACAGCAACGGACAGGTATGGATTGAACAGGGCGTCAACACCCTCATCACTCCGTCCGGAGACGAAGACGAAGGCTGGAAGAAAATCCGCCGCGTGAAGACCCGCTTCGAGCTTATGCAGAGAGTGGGCGACACCGTGAATGCACTCGTCGGCAAAATCAACAACGACACCGACGGCAGAGCCGCAGTAGTGGCAGCCGGACAGTCCGTCATTGATTTGATGATTGCCGAGAAGAAACTCGACACAGGCTCCACAATGATGGAGGACGAAGCCAACCCGGCACAGGGCGACAGCGCATGGTTTGTAATTGCAGTCGACGACATCGACAGCATGGAGAAAATCTATCTCACTTACCGCTTCCGCTTTACTGCTGCGAACGGCGAGAATTAAGAAGGGAGGACGCGTAAATGCTTAATACCAGAGGACCAGTCGACAGCCGTAAAGTTTTAACCGGCAAGGACGGCGCACTTTACAACGACGCAGGCGTGATGCTTGCGACCGTTGAAACATTCCAAACACAGGTCAACGTGACCAATGCAAAATACCAGCCTCTCGGCGATATGCAGGAGCATGAGGCACCGCAGTCCTATGCGGTTACCCTTACCTTCACCCAGGTCGTAATCGAAGACGACGCATTCATCACCGAGTTTATGGCAGCCTTGAAAGAAGGCACAATGCCGTGCTGGAACTTCCAGGGTCTTGTGAAGGGCAGGAACGGCTCCGAGCAGAGAATGAACTATCGCTCTTGCATTCCTACCGGCACAATCGACTTGCAGAACCTCTCCGTGGGCGACCTCATCAAGAGGGCGTGGAGTTTCGCGGTTAACGAACCGCCTGCACTCCAGAAATTACTCACGGCGTAAACCAGCAAGACAGCCCTGCAACGCCGGGGCGGTTTTCGGACTGCTCCGGCTTATTTTTTTACAATAATCACGAAATCAAATAAGGAGGTACAGCACAATGGCTGAAACCAAGAAAAACACCGTCGAAGAAATCGAAGTCGACGAAGAAACCACACAGAACCAGTTACGTTCTTTCGAGGATGACATCCTCGGCGGCTTGCTTGCCGCAGCGAACTACAAGGAAGACGAGGACGAAATCGTACCCATCGAAATCGTAAGAAGAGGCGTCCTTCTTTTGAAATTCCGCATCCGTCCTCTTTCCGAGGACGAATACATGAGATGCAAGGAACGTCACACCAAGTACGTCCGCAACAAGCAAATCGGTATCAAAGTACCGGAGGACACAAACACCGACGCCTACCGCAGCGCGCTCATTTACGAAGCAACCATCGCGGAAGACAGAGAGAAAATCTGGGACAACAAGCAGGCGTGGAAGCAGCTCGACGTTCTCAACGGCGCAGAACTTATCAGCCGCGTGTTGAAGCCGGGCGAAAAGGACGCAGTCCTCAACAAAGTCGACGAAATCAGCGGATACAGCTCCGCCCTTGAGGAAGTCGCAAAAAACTAATAAAAGCCGGAGGCAAAGCCACAATCCTCCACCAGATATTCCAAAGGCAAGGAATACCGCCCGACGAAGTAATGGCAAAGCCTCCCGGCGTTAAAGCCTTTATGTTCGCCTCAACCATCATACGCGTGGAGGAGGAGAACGAAATACGAGAAGGAAGGAGGGAATCGTAAGTGGCAGCGGAAACTTTCCGAATTGAGATACCCATAACGGTGGAAGACAACACCGACCCAGGCGTAAGCTCTGCGAAAAAGAAGGTTACTGCGTTTGACAAAGCGAACGAGAAGACAAAGAAGCGCCTCGACGAGATGAACAAAACCAGATGGAAACTCACCGTCGAAGCCGTGGATAAGGTCACCGGCGTTATTAGCAAGATAGGAACGACCGTGAAAGGCGTCGCGGGCAAGGCTTGGAGCTTTACGGTCAGCGCAATCGACAAAGTGACGCAACCGGTCAAGAAAATGATTTCTGTACTGGGAGACCTTCTCGGCGTGTCAAGTGCGGTTTCCGCAATTCTCGCAGGGCTAACCGTCAAGAATGCGCTGGAAGCATCAGCAGAATCAGCGCGAATGATGGCGCAGCTCGAAGTTTCAGCAAAGAACATGGGCATAGCCCAGGAAGGACTCGACAAAATCGTAGCCAAAGCCGGCGCGATGCAGCAGTCCACAATGTACGCAGACGACGCTATGATAGGCGCCGCCGCCGAACTTGCTACATACTTCGAGGACGAAGAAGCCATCATGCGAATGATGGACACCGTAGCAGACTACGCAGCCGGTATGTCCGGAGGCGTGGCATTATCCACAACGGAAATCATCGACTACACGACCAACCTCGCCAAAATGACCACCGGAGCCTACGACGCAATGACGAAGAAAGGCTTCGAGGTTACCGACGCACAGAAGGAAATCCTCGAAACCGGAACGGACATGGAGAAGGTCGCAGTAATTGAGAGCATCATCAAAGAGAACTGGGAAGGCATGGCAGAGGCGATGGCGAACACCCCGACCGGACAGCTCACAAAGCTGAAGAACTCGTGGGACGACATCAGCGAGACCATCGGAAACAAACTCTCGCCCGGTTTTACCGGCTTTTATAAAATGCTCAACAGCAAGATGCCGCGAATTTCCGTGCTTTTTGAAGGCGTAGCCGACAAAGTGTCGGACTGGATAGAAAACTCCCTCCCTGCCATTGAAGAATGGATAGACGGAGCGCTCGACAGCATCGAAGCCTTCGGCGAAAAAGCAAGCGAAGTGTTCAACAGCGAAGAATTCAAGAACGCGGACTTCTTCGGAAAAATCAAAATCTCCTGGCACAAACTCGTAGCCGAACCGTTCAGCGAATGGTGGAACAGCACCGGAAAGGCGTGGTTTGCAGGCAAAATGGAAGGTGTCGGAGAAGCCATCGGCGGAGGTTTGAGAGTGGGACTGCTCGCCCTGCTCGGAATCGACATATCCGATGCAATGACCGACGGAACCAGCGTCGGCGGAGCCTTTATCGAAGGCTTCAAGAAAGGTTTTGATACCGAAGAAATTACCAAAGCCCTAAAAGAATGGGCGAGCAACAACAAGGAGGTCGTGATAGCACTCGGCGCTGTGGTAGGATTTAACCTCATCACCGGAATAGCCGGCAAACTTAACGACCTAACAACACTCATCAAGAACCACTCCTCCAAGGGCGAAGGTGGAAGCGGCGCAGGAGGTCTCGGCGACCTCGTAACAAACTGCACCACCGCGACCGTAAACGGTCAAATCGTCAACGTTTACGGAGCGAAGGTCAACAATATGAGTGGCAACGGAAGCGGACTCGGAAATGCGATGAAGAACTTCATCCCTTCCCTCGCAGGAGGAGCAGCAGGCACCGGCTTATTGCTCGGTGGCGGAAGCAAAATCGCAGGACTTCTCGGAAGCGGCGGCACAAAAATAGCCGGACTTCTGGGCGGAGGAACTGCAGCAGCAGGAGGAACAGCAACCGGGCTGACAGCCGCAGGAAGCTGGCTCTCGAAACTACTCACCCTCGGCTCGACTTCTTCCGTTATCGGCGCAGACGGCACCCTTCTGGCGGTGCAAGGCGGTCTGGGCGGAACGCTCGGCAGTTTTGCAGGCACGCTCGGAAGCGGCGCAACCACAGCCGCAGGTGCAGCAGCCGTAGGCGGCGCATCGATAAGCGGTATAATCGGCGGCATTCTCGGTCTGGGCTCCGCAGCGATTGACCTATTCCAAGGAATCGGCAAAAGCAAAGAAGGAGACAAGAAGGCAGCCAAAGACGAATACTGGAAGGCAGGAACCAAGACCGGTATGGTCGGAGCAGGTGCAGGCATAGGAGCCGGCATCGGCGCACTTTTCGGAGGCGTCGGAGCAGGACCCGGAGCGCTCATCGGAGCCGGTATCGGTGGAATTGTTTCACTTTTCACCGGCGACAAAGCGGGCAAAGCACTCTCCGACGGTTCGGACGAAGGCGGCTGGCTTTCAAATGCGTGGGAAGCAACAAAGAACTTCTTCGTTGAAGACTGCGGAAAATTCTTCACGCAAACAATCCCGAAAGCCTGGAACAGTTTCTGGGGCAGTATCGGGAACTTTTTCACGCAGACGGTGCCGCAATGGTGGAACGGACTGACAGAATCGGTGACGACATTCTTCACCGAAACCATACCGGAGAAATGGGACGAGATGTGGGAAAGCATCGGCGCCTTTTTCACCGAGGACGTACCATACGCCATAGGTTACGCCTGCGGAAAGATTGAGATATTCTTCACAGAAACAATACCCGGATTTTTCTCGGATTTATGGGACGGAATCGCGACCTTCTTCACGGACACGCTTCCAACCTGGGCAAGCGGAATATGGAACGACCACATCGTGCCGTTCTTTACCGAAAGCATTCCCGAATTTTTCGGAGGCATCTGGGAAGCAATATCGACGTTTTTCACCGACACCCTGCCGACATGGGCGAGCGACGTATGGAATAATCACATCGTCCCCTTCTTCACGGAGGACATCCCGGCGTTCTTTACAGGACTATGGGACAGCATCGTAACATTCTTTACAGACACGCTCCCGACTTGGGCGTCGAACCTTTGGAACAACAGCATAGTGCCGTTTTTTACAGAGGATATACCGAACTTTTTCTCCGGCATTTGGAACGCAATAAAGACGTTCTTCACAGATACCTTACCCACCTGGGCAAGCAACATCTGGAACAATAATATCGTGCCGTTTTTCACCGAGACAATCCCCGGCTTCTTCAGCAGCGTATGGGAATCGGTCAAGAAACTTTTCACAGAAGCGATACCGACACTCGCAGCAAACATCTGGGGTGCAATTTCCGGGTGGTTCAGCAGCATAGGCGACTGGTTCGGCAGCGTATGGGAATCGGTGAAAAGCTCGTTCGGAGCCGGCTACAGCGACGCTAAAGGCAAGCACGCCTGGGGCGGCATCATGAACAGCCCGCACGTCGGACTTGTTGCAGAAGACGGACCCGAAGCAATTATCCCATTGTCGCCGAGCAAGAGCGCGAGAGGACTCGACCTCTGGATGAAGGCAGGACGCCACCTGGGCGTAACACCTTACGCAGACGGAGACATCGTCGGAGAAACATCCACACCGGTAACCAGCGACACCGCAACCGCAACAACCGGAGGCGGCGGAACTAATCACTTTGACATCAAACTCGAAGTAAACCCGGTATTTGAAATTGAAGGCAGAGACGGAATGGACGAGGAAACCATCGTAGCCATTATCAAGGCACGCATTAAGGATATGGTGGACGGAATCGCAGACGAGCTGGCAGAACGCCTCGCTCGCAGTTTCGCAAATATGCCCGTGAAAGGAAGTGCGTAGCCTATGGATTTATACCTAACCGAAAAAGACACAGGCTGGAGGCTTTCCTTCTGCCTCCTTCCCGAAAAGGTCAAAGCCAAAGCCACTGGCAACTTCATATCGTACAACTTCATCAACCGAGGCGAAGTGAAGATGCCGAACGGACAGAAGCTCCGCACCTTTTCGTGGAAGGGTACCCTTCCGGGAGAAGGAATGAGAAATATGCCGTTTGTTAAACAGCACTTATACCACACCCCGAAGGAAATGATAGCGTGCATTGAGAAGTGGCGCCAGAACCACACGGCGCTGACGCTTATGCTCACAGAAACCCCGATAAATTGTGCGGTTTACTTGAAGGACTTCGACTACGAACCAACCGGAGGCGTAGGTAACTACGACTACTCGATATCGTTCATCGAAGCCAAAGACGTAACGGTTTATACCGTAAAGGAAGCCAAGACGACACAAAGCACCCAGAGCAGTAATACCTCAAGCGGAAGCCGTCCGGCAACCAAGACCGACACAAATACCAACTCGGAGCAGACGAAAACATACACCGTCAAGAAGGGCGACTGCTTATGGAATATCGCAAAAGCGAAACTCGGAAGCGGTGCCAAGTATATGCAGATTTACAACCTCAACAAAGGCGTAATCGGTGGAAACCCGAACCTAATACGACCGGGGCAGGTTTTAATTCTGCCGTATTAAGGAGGGACGGAGCATGATAGACGTTAGCAAGATAGCCTACAAGGTTTATCTCCTCCGAGAGAACGGCGAGCAGCTCAACATCACGGAAATATCCTCCGGCTTGAGCTGGGAGGAAAACGAGGGAGAACTCGCGCAGCGTGTATCCCTCACCCTCGCCAATACCGTCCACAAAGGACAGCGAATA